ATAGAATTTTTAAAGGAGAAGGATTTCACCAAAGCCAGAAAATGGGTTGCTAATAATTCTAATGAAGACCCATTATTATTATTTAAGGCAATTTATAATAAATCAATAACAGCAATGAAACCTGAGTCTATACCAGAATTAGTATTGATTCTTGCTAAGTATGGATTTCAGTCTACTTCAGTAGGTGATCAGGAGATCAATAACATTGCATGTCTAGTTGAAATCATGTCGTCAACACATTGGCAATAAATTCTTGACAACTCAACCAAAGGAGTTTATAATATGGTTACTGTTTTAGAAGAACCATTGCCAAAAGTTAAGAAAAGGAAGGTTCAAAGTAGACTGGCAAGTTTTCTCGAAAGTCTCAGTAATGAATCAGTAGGATATACAATTAATACCATAATCCAGGTAGCAGTATTCCCATTTTTTGGAATATTTCTATCTTTGTCTGCCAACATGTTGACAAGTGGTATTCATAGTTTTTTTGGATTATCAAGAATTTATATCCTACGAAGAATTTTCAGTGGATTCGGAAAAAAGCAGACATCCAAAGGTAGCGCATTGGAATGCGTAACAAATATTGTGGCAAGCGTATTTATAAATTTTCTTGTAACAATGTTTGTCTATCCTTTCGTTGGGGTACATATACCCATTAGTAGTAACATTGGAATTACAATGGTATTTTTATTAGTAACTTTAATAAGAATGTATATATTACGAAGATGGTTCAATATGATAATGGTACGACGAAGAAAAGCAAAGAAAGCCTTAAAGAAAGCAATGAAAGCCAGAAGTAGGGCATTGTTAATAGAACAAATGGAGTATATAAATGGTAACGGTTGAAGATTTAATTAGACTAGGTGAAGATTTTGAAATTGATACACCAGTGTACGTACAAAGTGGGTATAACCGATTTAAGATTAATTCATTTGTTGAAAAGAATGGAGAAATTATATTTATTTTAGATCAAGATGCAAGTAACCCCACAAAGGCGAAAGTGTAATGACATTAAGTCCTTTCGACTATACCAAAAGTATTGATAGTAAGTCAGAAAAACTTCCCATTGATGATTATAATGCTTTTATAGTAAATAGAGCATTAAGTTTTGGGTATGATACTTGCTTATTTAGTAATGCAATGAATATGTATCCAGACCTTGATAAGCAAATGCAATATGATTTTCTATATTATGGAATTCCTGCTAAACGCCGATTCAATAAATGGATAAAATGTGAGAAAACTGAAGGTATAGATATTATTATGGAATATTACAATTGCAGTTTGCAAAAAGCAATCGAATATGCTACAATATTAAACGAAGAACAAAAGAAAGAACTTAAACGTATATTAGACAAAGGTGGAAAAACTAAATGAAAATATTATTAAATGATCAAATAGAATTAGATGAATTATCACCAGAAATGATTGCAGAAGCCTTTTGGGAACTTGATGATACACAGCAAGCAAAGTTCTATAATCATTTGGCAGACCTTGCTTCGGAGTGGAATTTGTCAATGCAAATGCAATATATTACTGACAATAAGGAATTAACATTAGGTGGACGTAGAGTGATGGGTAAAATTGGTGATTATAGTCATTGGGGATTGGTTCCAAAACTAAAGATGAATCCAACAACAGGTAAAGAAACAGTTGAGTAGGAGAACAAAAATGAAAGGGGAATTATTTGCAAGTCTACTAGATCAAATTGAAAAAGACCAGAAATACATAGAAGAGCGTGTTAAAGAACGACCATATATGGAAAATGTATCAAAATTAGTAGCAGATGCGTGGAATATGCCCCATGAAATTGATATACCAGCAATACTTGTTGAAATAGGAAAGGAGAACAAAAATGAGTCATGAAGAACTAATTTTAAAGTTAACTCTAGGTAAAGTAATACAATTCAAAACAGATAGGAAAAATTATTATGGACATGTATTAGGATTTGTTTATAACCCAAGTTATAATTTAGAAACTGCCATTGTTGTACAAAAATATGATGTAGAAGTTTTGGTTGATTTGGAGGATATTTTGATATGAGGTATGAAGAAACTCATTGGAATAGATTGACAAACAATGCTCATGTAATACTTCGGAAAAGTTATTTGTTGTGGATTGCAGAACAAGAAAGAAAACACATGGCACAACTTGCATATTATACAGAATTAATGCTGGAACAGAATCCAGAATGGCGTTCTGAACACATTTTGCAAGATGATTTTGACTATGATTATTATTCTAGTTGACTTTAGTTTGAAACCTGATATAATATACCATACTTAAATATAGGAAAATAAATGAGCAGATTCTACACCGATGTTCAACTTGTGGGTAATACCATACTCCATAGCTATTATGATCAAGGCATTCGTTATAGGGATCGTCTTGATTATGCGCCATCGTTATATATTAATTCTAACAAAGAAGAGATATATAAGACAATTTACGGACAAAATCTAAGTAAAATTGACTTCTTGGACATTGATGGCGCGAAGGCGCACATTAAGAGTTATAAGGATGTGCATGGGTATAAAATTTTTGCTAATAACAAATGGGCAAACAATTTTATATCAACACAATATCCAGCTGATTCAGTCGAATATGATTTTGATAATTTAAGTGTTTCTACGGTTGACATCGAAACGACTGCTCAGTATGGTGGAGTAAATGTAGTCGATGCGGCAGAAGAAATTCTCTTAATAACAATTCATAATAATAAAAAAGGCATTATAACTTTTGGTTCAAGACCTTATGAAGGAATATATAAAGATAATTATGTTCTTTGTAATGATGAATATGCGCTTTTGAAGACATTTTTAACATACTGGCGAAATAATTATCCAGATATTCTCACATCTTGGAATGGCGATACATTTGACGTTCCTTATATCGTAAGAAGAATGGAAAAGACTATAGGAACTGAAGAGATGAAATTTCTTAGTCCTTGGAGAATTGTACGCGAGAAGATGCGAAATATCAATAATAAGGACGTTATTACATATTTGCTTCATGGGATACAGCAATTGGATTATCTCGCCTTATATAAGAAATTTAGGCTTATTCCGCGACCAAATTACCGATTGGATACAATTTGTGAAGAAGAATTGGGCGAAGGAAAACTTCAAAATCCTGGTGATAGTTTTATCGAATTTTATACTGACCACTGGGAAACGTTCGTCAATTATAATGTAAGGGATGTTACTTTAATTGTCGAACTAGAAGCAAAATTAAAACTTATTGAAGTTGCTACAACAATGTCGTACTCATCTCATGTAAATTATAGTGATGTATTTTCTCCAGTTGCACTATGGGAAAGTATTATAAATAGTTATTTACTTAATAAAAATGTTATTATACCTTTAGAAAGAGAATCATTTGATGTTGTATCATATGATGGAGCATTTGTAAAACAACCAAAGGGTGGTTTAAAAGGATGGTTATGTAGTTTTGATGCTGCTTCTTTGTATCCATCAATTATTATGGCATTAAATATTAGTCCAGAAACATTAATACCAGAACGCCAACCAGTAACCATAGATGGCATTTTAAATCATGAATATACCCCACCCATAGGTTGTACATTAGCAGCTAATGGTACTCAATATTCTAAAGATTTTCAAGGATTTTTACCAGCACTTATGCGTAAGTTCTTTGACTCTCGCGTAACTTATAAATGTAAAATGATAGAAGCTAAAAAATTATTAGAAACATGTACTGATGAAACTGAAATAATTAGATTAACTAAAGTTGCATCAGCTATGAGAAATATGGAGCAGGGGATAAAAATATCAATTAATGCGGCTTACGGTGCTCTCGCCAATAATTACTTCAAATATTATGATGTCCGTCTCGCTGAAGCAATTACATTAACTGGTCAAAGTATCATAAAATTTGGAAATCTTGGTGTTAATAAATATTATCATGAAACTTTAAAACTCCCAAAAGACGATTATGTTATATATTGTGATACAGATTCTCTCTATATTAGTTTTCAACCATTAGTTGATAAATTTTGTGTAGGTAAATCTGAAGATAAAATTGTAGATTTTATTGATACCGTTTGTAAAACTAAATTCAAAGATATGATGGGTAGATGCTTTCAAGAATTTTTTGATTCTGTTGGAGGATTTGAAAATACCATAAATTTTAAAAGAGAATCGATATGTAGTAAGGGATTCTGGACTAAAAAGAAAAAGCGATATGCATTAAAGGTTCATGATCAGGAAGGAGTTAGATATAGTACGCCACAAATAAAGATAACTGGATTGGCGTGTATTTCCAGCACTACTCCAAAAGTTACCCAAAAATTATTGAAAAAGTGTATAGATATAATTTTAAATGGTGATGTAAAAGAATTAAGAATAGAAGTTGAAAAAATGAAAAAGGATTTTTTAACTTATAGTCCAGAAGAGATATCGATACCAAGAGGAGTGAATGATATTGGCAAATACATGGCAAATGGAGGAGGTAAATTATATAAAGGTGGCACCCCATTAGCAAATAGGGCAGTAATATTGTATAACCATTATCTTAAAGAGAATAAGTTAGAAGGAAAATATACACAAATAAACAATGGTGACAAAATAAAGTACGTTTATCTACTAAGAAATGTTATGAAAGAAAATGTTATTGGATATCCCAACACGTTCCCAGACGAAATAGTTGATAGAAAGTATATAGATTACGATACCCAATGCCTAAAAACGTTCATAGACCCATTAAACATTATGTTGGATGGAGTAGACTGGGAACTTAATGAAAAATTAAAATTGGATGAATTCTTCTGTTGACAATCACTCAAATACCCGATATAATATATACATAAATAAACTATATGGAGTTCTAAATGTGTGCACCAATTATTCTAAATAATAACCCAGTAGCATTCTCAAGATATGTCGAGCAACAGGCTATTATAGACCAGACAAATTTGATGGACATAATTTGCGGATTCTGTTCTGAATATGATCTGGAATATCAGGAAATATTACCATACTTAACCGAAAATTTAAAAAAGAAAATACGAAAAGAAGCCGAACAACTTAGGTACTATAAATCTACTACAACTACTTTATAAGGAAACAACAATATGATATTAGAGATACAAAAACTTTCTCCCCAAGTACCTTCACCAAAATACGCAACATCAAATTCTGCTGCGTTTGATCTTGTGAACGCATCGGGATTTATGATTGCAATACATCCTAGAGAAATTAAAGTTATTCCCACAGGTATTGCTGTCAAACTTCCCCAACAAACAGCTGGGCTAGTTACGCCAAGGTCTGGAAAATCTATTTCTGGATTTAGTGTCAATAATTCTCCAGGTATTATTGATTCGGATTATAGAGATGAAGTAAAAGTTATCGCAGTAAATACTGGAAATAATATCGTATATATCGATCCGTTAGAAAGAATTGCTCAATTTATGGTTGTGCCATATATAAAATGTGAATTAAAAGAAGTGGAAAATATTTCTGAAGATGATTTTGAAAATGAACGTAAAGGCGGATTAGGGAGCACAGGAAAATAATGGATAGATTACAACCAAACTTAAGAGCAAACCTTGAACATATATTTGATTATTCTGATGAAGAATTAGAAATATTAAAATTCTATGATGTAGGTGAAGCATTTACTACACCAACTGGAATTTCAAAACAAATTGATATGCTAGAATCAAAACCTGGTATAATATTTTATGCTTGTATTGCTAATGGTACAGTAAACATAAGCCGATTGGCAGTAAATTTAGAAGGAGATGAAAATGATTAAACGATATAAATTAGTAACTGATACTTTTGGCACAAGACTTGTGGAAGATGAATTTGGTGATGTTGTTGCCTACAAAGACCATATGAAAGTTGTAAAAGAATTCGAAGAAGAGCGAAAAGAATACATCGATTTCATTTTATTTAGTGGAGTATAATATGCTATATTTGTTATATGTAGTTAGTATACCTATCGCAATAATGTGTGAAGTTGCAGTGGTAAAGAAACTGGCAATTGACAAACAAAATACAATTTTAAATACTATTGGGGATGATGATGAGTGAATTTTTAGATAAACTTAAGAAGAATAGTACGATAAAGGAAGCAGATATACTTTCAAAGTCAAAATTTTTTGGTAAAAATGATATTATTACAACTGGTATACCAGCTATTAATGTTGCACTTTCTGGAAAACTTTCTGGTGGATTCGTTCCAGGATTGACTATATTTGCAGGACCCTCGAAACACTTTAAAACCTCATTTAGTTTAGTTTTGGCAAAAGCATATTTGGATAAATACCCCGAAGGTATTATGATATTTTATGATAGTGAATTTGGAACCCCACAAGATTATTTTGAATCGTTCGGAATAGATATGACAAGGGTTTTGCATACACCAGTTAAAAATGTAGAAGAATTTAAATTTGATATTATGAAACAACTTGAAATGATTACAAGGGATGATAAAGTAATTATTTTAGTGGATTCTATTGGTAATTTGGCAAGTAAGAAAGAATGTGATGATGCTTTGGATGCCAATGCAGTTGCTGATATGAGCCGAGCAAAAGCATTAAAAGGACTATTTAGGATGGTTACGCCATATTTGGCAACAAAAGATATACCAATGGTAGCAGTAAATCATACATACCAAACTCAGGAAAAGTTTTCCAAAGCAGTAGTATCTGGTGGTACTGGACTATATTACAGTGCAAGTAATATTTTTATTGTCGGTAGGTCGCAAGAAAAGGAAGAAAAGGAGATTATAGGATATAGCTTTATAATAAATGTTGAAAAAAGTAGATTTGTAAGAGAAAAATCTAAAATAGAAATAACTGTAATGTATGATGGCGGAATTTCTAAATGGTCTGGTTTAATGGAAATGGCACTTGAATCTGGTCATGTAGTTAAACCAAATATGGGTTGGTATTCTAAACTCGACCCATCTACTGGCGAAATTGAAGCAAAACGTTGGAGACTTAAAGATACAAACTGCAAAGAGTTTTGGATGACAATTTTAATGGATAAAAGTTTCCAAAAGTGGGTTGAAGACAATTATCGATTAGTTACAACTGATATGATGCCAACTGAAGAATAGATTGACTTTCATCAAAATATACCTTATAATAGTGTCTCAATAAATACAGTGGAGATAGAAAATGACTGAAGTAGTAGAAGTACAAAATTTTGATTTTACCATTGCCGGAATCACATCGGACAAAAAAATAATGGC